TGGAACAGGAGCTAGGGTAGATAAGTCATTTTTACAACAATACGGATTAGTAGAATACGCTAGTCAATTCAAAGGAACTCAAGACCCATTTTATCCTTTACCATCACGAAGCTATTTATATAAGAACGCAAGGTTGGAGTTTGAGAAAACTTTAACTAATATTAAGAAACTTCTACAAACACAATGAAACAATTTAAGGATTTAGCACAGATTATTGCTTTGTCATTTCTGTGCCTATCAATTTGCTCTGGAATCCTAGAGTTTGCACTATGGTGCAACAAGCCGTTTGCTTATCTTTTATCAGTATCTTTCTGCTTCTTAGTTTTCTGGGGAGGAGTAGAAATATATGATCGTTCTAAATGAACTACACTGACAAAATATATCTTTCAAGACATTCTTATTTTGAGAAACGATTTGCTAGGTTAATTAACCGAGCATTGGATGAGCAGTACGATGAAATGGCCCGTTTATTTGAGTCAGGACAAGACATCGGCTCTGTTAGTGGTCAAGGTATATCTATGGTGTATCAAGCCATGTATCAGCTTATAATGGATGATGAGGGCACATTAACTTGGAATGAGTTTGTCAAGCCAATAACCAATCAACAAATAAACAAAAAAGACATCTTTGATGAGGTTGCAAGTACTCTTGCACCTCAGGATGTAAACGAGATGACTTCCTTCTGGAGAAAGCTTATGGATGGGTTTCTTAGCACCTACATAGGATTTAGAATTGCAGAAGTACTATCGACAGGTGTCAAGCGAGTAAACGAGTTAATTGGCAAAAGCAGAAGTCAAGGACTAAGCAATCAGCAGATAGCTGACTTAATTAGACAAGTAGACCTAGAGCTACGATCCAATACAATAGCAAGAACTGAAGTTACCAATGCAATGAGTAAAGCACAACTTCTTGCACTAGAAAGCTCAGGATTAAATTGGCAGAAAGCCTGGAAAGCAATCCGTGACGATAGGACTAGAGATGCTCATTTGTTTACAGACCCTAAGTTCTTTATTCCAATCAAAGACAACTTTATTATCAATGGTCAGCAGTTGGCATACCCTGGTGATTCAACTCAAGGAGCTTCTATGACCAATACAATTAATTGCAGATGCAGATTGTCATTTAAGCAGGAGGGTTCTAGGTTTGGATTTACAAATCGTTAAAAAACCTTATCTTTGAATATGGATTTATCAAAAGCATTAAAAGCTGGTTATTTTCAAGCACTATATCCAGAAATAGGTGTTCCAATTTATGATGCATTCTCAATTCCAGAGATGGCACCATATCCTTATGTGATTATTTCTAGCATTACTACTTCTGAAATTGCAAACACAAGTTGCAAGAAGTTTAACGCTGATGTAACCTTAGACATTGTAACTGGCTTTACCAGGCCAACAGGAATGGATCAGGCATTGGATATTGCAGAGGACATTGAGGCAATAATAAATCCAACTAATAAAGTAGACATCAATATTACAGCCTACGACTGGAAGATTGGAAATACCAACCTTGCAACATCAGATAGCGTTCAATTAAGAACAAGTGAGTATTGGATTTACAGAAATGTTAGGACATATTCTCACATAGTTGTACCACTTTGATAATAAAAAAAAATCCTATACCTTTGAAATAATAATTGATAACGACTATGGCTAACGAATTATTTAGTAAAAATATTGGAGTTTACATCGACAGCTCTTTGACTTCAACTCCTTCTTGGAAATTGGCAGTTTGTACTTCTTCCAAATCTCTTTCAATCTCTGTTGGTGCAACAGAAATTAACAATGATTGTACTGGTGATTTTGTACAAAACCTTCCTTCCACTGCTTCTTGGACTATGTCTTTTGAAGGCGATGTAAACACTGCTCCAGGAGGAAGTGAAATCTCTGCTGAAGGCATTTTTGATATTGTGGTCGCAAGAACAACCAAGAAATTTAAGTTTCAATCACTTGATAACTCTTACATCAGATATGGTCAAGGATTTATCTCTCAGTTTGATGAGACTGCTACTGCTCCTGAGTATCAGACATACTCTGTAACAATCACTGGTTCTGGACCTATTGATGACGCTATTCCATCATAATTTCTGTTTTCGTGTTTGTGTTTAGTTAAAAGGCCTCTTTTTTTAGAGGCTTTTTTTTTGCTTGTTACATTTATTACTAAATTAGTGCCATGACAGGAATAATAAAACTAAGCATAGGCGGTAAAGACCGAGTTTTACGCTTTAACAATTTTTCGGCTATTGAGTTAGCCAAGATTATTTACAAGGGTGAGCAAGCCAATTTTGAGACTGAGGACTTGCTAAATCGAATCATGAAGCTTAATGAGAAGAATCACTTTCTACTTGTTAAGACATTGATTTACGCAGGAATCATTGGTAATGATTATGTTGTTGGATTTGAGGAATCTGTAACTGTTGAGCAGGTTGGTGAATGGATTGCAGATATTAGTGAAGGAGATATTTATTCTGTATGGCAAACTTTTTGGACTTCTATGGGAGTTGACTTACCTGCTATTAAGGAATTAGAATCAGTTAGTGATCCTGTGTTAGAAAAAAAAAAATAACCTGGATTGATGTTTGCCAAGAATGTTTTGGTGAACTAGGCATACTTCCTAGAAATTTTTATCAAATGACTTTTGCTGAGACTATCTTGACTATGCGTGGGCATCAGATAAGTCAGTCAAGAGAATGGGAAAAGTATAGACTTGTAGCATATCAGGTTTATACTTCTATTCCAAAGAAAAGTCCTAATAAATCTATTCAGCAGTATTTCCCATTGCCTACTGATCAGGGTGAAAAGAAATTCAATCCAGAGATGATTAAAGCTCGTAGACAAGCCTTCTTAGATAAGATGGCTAAAAATTAGTATTTTTGAAATATGAATGAGCTTCAAATAAGATTAACTGCCGACATAAAGGATTTGCAATCAGCCCTTAACAAGGCAAAGGCAAGTCTAAAATCATTTGAATCTGAAACTGCTACGGATTCTGAAAAATCCAATGTAGGATTTAAGAGAAAGATTGGATTGATTGAGCAGTTAACTGCTAAGGCTAAAGCATTAAAAGTGTCATTAAGTCAAGCAACTAATGAGCAGCAGATTGCTAGTTTTAATGCTGAGCTTGAACAAACAAATCAGGAACTTACTAGACTTAATTCATTAGGCAAATCATTTGCAAATACTTCAGCACAATCATTTGATAAATTTAGAGTATCAGCAGGAGCTGCTACTGGTTCAGCTATTGCTTTTAACAGAATTATTCAAGATGCTCCTTTTGGAATTATTGGTATAGGTAACAATATTCAACAATTTGCAGAACAATTAACTGCTTTAAAAGGAACAACTGGTAGTACAGGTGCAGCTTTAAAATCTTTCTTTACTAGCTTAATTAGCCCAGCTAATCTTCTTGTTTTAGGTGTATCTGCCGTAACTGCTGCATTTACTGCTTATGCTTTAAGTGCTAAACAAACAAAAAGCCCTGTTGAAGAATTAAAGCAAGCACAAGATGATTTTAATAAGTCACTTAAAGATACAAATTCAATACTTGCTCAAGACTTATTAAATAAGTTATTAAAAGATGTTAAATTACTAAAAACAGAAAATGTTGGTGGTAAATTAATTGATGTTCCTGCATTTGAAAACGCATCACAAGTTGTTGATGCTCTTTCTGGTAAAATTAATAGACTAAGAAAAGGAGAGCTTGAATTACTAGAAGGATTTTTAAAAGATCAAATTTCTAGTGCAACTAGAGATTACGCTAATTCAAACAATGAGTTAGAAAAATCTTTAGCTACTGAACAGATAGGATTATACAGAGAACTATTAGTAAAAGTAAATCAGCAATTAGGATTTTATAAAGATGTAACAAAAGAGGCAACAAAAGAAACAGAAACATTTTTTGATTTGCAGGCATCTTTAACTGATAAACAAACAGATTATTTAGATAAGTTAATTGAAAAGTATGGGGGCTTAAAAAAAACGATTGAAGAATCTCCAGAAATTAAAGTTGATGAAAATCAATTACAAGGACTAGAATTACCTGGAAAACAAGAACCTGGTATAATTGAAAAATTAGAAAAAGAAATTGCTCTTTATGAGAAATTAGTAAGAGTAACGAGTGACACTAGTCAACTAGAAAAATATCAGTTAAAACTTTCTGAACTAAGAAAAGAATTAGATTTAGTTAATGGAGAACAAGTAAAAAGTAATTTAGAAATAATTATAGATGCATTTTCCTCTCTTGGTGCAGGAATTGCAGCTTCTTTAAATATTGGAGATAGAGCATTAAGAGGATTTGTTTCTACATTAATTGCTGCTACTCCTAAAATTATTGCAGCTATTATAGCTCAATCACAAGCTAGAAAAGGTGCTGCTGCTGCTGCAAATGCAGCTAATGTTCAACAAGCTACTGGTAACGCTATTGTTGTCGCAACTGAAGGTGCAAAAGGATTAGGTCCTGTAGGACTTGCATTACTTCCTGTATTTATTGCAGGTGCGGTTGCGTTAATTAGCTCTGCATTTGGTAAATCAGGTGGTCGAGGAGGTTCACCATCAGCAGGACAAGGTTCTACATTTACAAACAGAAGAGAGTTTGGTGGCCCTGTGTCTAAAGGCAGAGCTTATATTGTTGGTGAGAAACGACCAGAGTTGTTTGTGCCAAATACTAACGGAGTAATTGTGCCTCAAGTGCCATCAATGGATTATTCTGGTGCATCAGTTAGCTCAGGAATGTATGGAGTAGAAGTAATGCTTAAAGGCCCAGATGATTTGCTATTCTTTGTTGAGCAGGCTCAAATTAGAAGAAACATAAGATAAAAAAAACCTAGGTCAGAAACCTAGGTCTTTGCTAACATTTAACCCAAAATAACTACTATGAAACTCTTTTTCTGAGTAGTGCTATTTTTCGGATGCGATCCTC